GTTAGCTTCAGATAAAGCTTGTTTTAATCCTTCGTAAGTACCTTTCTTTTTTGCTTTTGGCATTGCAGTCTTAATTTGCCTGCGCCAAAGTGTAGGATCTTGAGTTCTTAACTTTAATGAAAAAAGATTTGAAAGAAAAACTAAAAGAGGTTCTTGCGTTGCATTAGCATCTTGTATATCTTGAAGTTGCAATCCTAAATTTTCAAGAATATTAAAGCCACTTGCAATTGATTTATTTAATTTATTCAAAGTATCAACACTAACATCATCATTTGCATAATTTGTAAAATACATTTCTGGAGTATATGCTTCCAGCAATTTTAAATATTTATCTGGAGAAACAATATGCGAAGGCGTTGCAACTGTATTTGCCACGTCCGAATTTAAATAAAACTTAACAAAATCAGAATAAGTTTCAGTTGATAATGAATTTGGTTGCCAAGTAAAACATAAATAATAATCACCTTCTCTTACAGATGAGTTCGGCTTCCATGTAAATTCAAAATGGCCATATTGTATAGTTTCTGTATTTGAAACTTTTTTAACAACACTATCTGTATTTGGCGCTCCGTTTACCCACAAAGATTCTGTTATAGATCCTATATTAAGTTCTACTATTGATTGTGTGAAATATACTGATGATGCTACTGAAGTATTAACAAGTTGCTTTCTTAATTCTTCTGCATCATTATAGTATTCTTGCTTTAAAGTAGGATTTACTTCTTGGCAATATTGTTGATATTTATTTAAATATTCTTTATATAATTTAATATCAAATGTTTCACTTATGTTTTGTAACGAAGTATCTCCATTTATATTTCTTGCTATGAAATAAATTTTAATATTCGTTATTGCGTATGGGTCTTGGTTGAAACAACCCATATTAGCTGTATCTTTTTGCGGAGTGTAAAAGTCTATTATTATTTGATCATTTACATTCGGATTTTCATAATAATATTTAAGCATTCAAATCTCACTCATATTCAAATGTTATTTGAACATCTCCATATGGTCTTATTATTTCAAAATACCTTGTTGTTACCAATGGCACAGACTTGCTATCTGTTACAGTAACCAAAGATATGTCATAACTATTTGGCTCTGTTACATTGTTTAAAGCTTTTACCACATCAGTTTGCTTTAGTGTTTGTCCATAGTCCCAATTATTTAAATTAAAGAAAATATTTAAACTATTTTGTATTTGACTTTTAATTCTATCTTCAAATGGTTTATAAAAATTATTAATAATAACTGCAACACTAACCTGAACATATACTACCAAGCCGTCTCTTATGCAAATATTATCTGTTATCATTTTTTTAGTGTCAAGATAATCTAACATTTCAGCTTTAAATTGAGAACTGGCTAATTTTAAACCGTCTTGACCATCTTTAACTAAAACAAATATTTCAATTATGTTTGCAGAACATCCGGAATGTCTTAACGCTATAGTTGCCTTTCCTGTTGTTCCATTATATGGTGTGGAAAATTGATTGCATAACGTTTTATAATCTTCTCCAGTAACAGCTCTTTCTTGAGATTTTATATAGAAAGGCAGTTTCCTTCTTATGTCTTCTACCCCGTCACCACTATACCCATTTTCACCTTTAGTATAATTTGTAAAATTAACAATTATACTAGATGCTTGATTTGGAATTGAAATTAAAGCATCAATGCTGGCAGCGTTTGTTACAATGTCGCCTATTGGACCCCCTCCAACTCTATATGTTACGTTTATTGTCGCATTTAAAGAAGGACACAATCCAGCTCTATTGTTGCCAAATATTACATATAAACTATAATCTGATTTATATTCAATTCTGTATTCTTTTCTTGGTTGACTATCTGTGAAAAAATCTACTTGATTCCATTGTTCACCATTAACATAAACACGAACAGATCCAAGAAGAACCGGAAGAGATGAAAGTAAAAATGATTGGTTTATTGTTCCCGTTCCAAGAAAACTATCAGTAACAGTTTGTCCTTGCAAACCAACTACATTAGAATTTACTAGCTTGCCAGCAGATATGATTATTGATTCATCAAAAATAGGCCTGTTAAAACTATCTGCTGGATATAATTCATAATTTACCGATTGATTTCCATTAGTAATTTGAACATCAAAAGGAGCAGGTATTTCAACATTGTTTATTTGAGCCGTATTTATTCTAGCTGTCCACATACATTTTGAAGCAACTGGTGGAAGTGGTTTGTAACCTACTAAACCCGCTAACCTAAAAGCATTATCAATTTCTGTTACTGTATCAATAAAAATTTCATTTGCAATTTGATCAATTTTAAAAGATAAAGTATCTGCTATAAATGCCCAGTTTTCTACTAACATTATTGCTATGCTAGATTCAACAAAATCACTAAATTTATCAGAGAAGTTTTGCTGAATATATGTTAAAAGTCGAGATTTCATAGACCAGAAATCTTGATTCGTGTAATTTAAATTTACAGCAGTAGGTCTATTTACATTGTTTGTAACTTTATAAGGAGTTACATCAAAAGGACAAGACTCAGCCATTTGCATCACCGCCCAAAGGTAGTTCTAGTTTCAGTACACTTACATTTTGCAAGTTGCTTAAAATACTATATAAAAGTTTAACTCTCATAACATGCGGATCATCAGGATCATTGTATTCGCTGTAAGCTCCATAAGACTTGCCGATATTTAAGTTGGGGTTGTTTACTCCAACTGAATAATTGTTAACGTTAGAATCAAAAAAATTAGGCATTGTACTAGGACCGCCAGAAGTAGAAATCTCTAAATTTCTTACAACAATTCTTGGCTCCCAATTTTTTATTGCAGCAAGAATATCATGTTTAACATTATTAACTAAATCCTGAGTATTTTGTTCAAACAAATATTTTCTAAGAGGTGTGCCATATTGTGGAAGCATAACCCTTTCACCAGGATTTGTTAATATTAATTGTAACAAATCTCCTTTGATTGTAGCTTCTTCTTCAACACTCCTAAACAGTCCTAAAGGACTGGGAGTTATTGGGTACGGTGCGCCTAATAATGCCATAACTTTATATAGTAAAAAAATATACTAATTATATTATCTAGCTTCTGGAATATCTGATTTAACAACATTCTGTGAATTAGGAGATGCACTAGAATAAAAGCGATCACTAATTTTTAAAACACCTCTTCCAGTAGCCTTGCCGTTTGAATCATATGTTGGAACCCACACAACAACAGGAAAACAACCCGGACCTTTCCCTGTTACTTTGCCATCTTTGTCTTTTTGATCATAGTCTTTTCCAGCCAAAACAGCCGATATATCATCTGCTATACTTATTATCTTTTTTGACAGGGTAAAAGAATTACCTGTTGAACCAGTTAAAACCATGTTGTTTCGACTTGTATATGTTAGTTTATCTCCAAAGTTATCAACCAAATCGTTTCTTTCGCTTTCAGACTGTTTGTTTAACCATCCAATGACTTCATAAGAATGATCTGTTGTAGTTAACAAAAATGACCCGCCACACCTCAATCTAACTTGACCCGGGCCATCTGCCCTTTCTGCAAAAGATAGCATGTGTGGCCCATATTTTTGATTATCTTTCTGCGGTGAAATAATTCGAATATATTGACTGGCTGTATTTTTTTGTCCACCTTGATCAACCATTTCAAATCTTAATCCATAACCAGTTCTCATCTCAATATAAGATTCACTAGATTGTGCTTCCGCAGGGTTGTCTCCCTTTCTTGGAAGATTGGATTTTTTATTACCTCTTGCAGATAATGTTAAAGTATTTGTTGATGAATCTTTAAGCCTAATTCCATTATTAATTGTAGCATATCCTTTTTCATTTGATGCTTCATCACATAGAAATATTTCGTTTCCATTTGCAGACGCAATTTTAATACCATTTTCAGCAGCTCTTGTATTTGTTGAGCTTTCTATATCATTCATTGTTATTTTATGACCAGTTGCTGAAACCCAATATGTTCTTCCCATGTATTTGTTTGTGCAACCAAAATCAAAATCTCTTAAACTAGAATGCCAATCAGAATTTCCAACTGGAGCTTCTACAGAATCGTCCATTACCCATGAATGCCCAGATATTGAAAGCAATTGAATTCCTGTCTGAGGTAAATCACACTTGTTATTTTGAGGTGTTTGAGGTCCTTTATAAGGTCTGCATTCATTTGCATTTTTAAAGAATGGATTCTTGCCAATTT